AGCCCCTGAATAAAATCGTGCGAAATCAGCTGAATGCCGGTCACCAGCGGGGTCAGCTTCAACGCCTGCTGGTCAGTTTTATCTGTCGCGGCGATTACCCCATCATATTCAATGCCGCCATAATAAATTGCGCCATAATACTCGTCGCCATATTCCACCGGCGGATCATTGATTGCGCCAACGGGCAGCAGCGCGTCATAGATCCCAATGTATTTACTATTTGCAGTACGCGCGCGGCAGCGTCCTGCAAACAGCACATGCTGTAAGGCTTCCCGGGTTGTGCCAGCTGGCAAGTATCCTTTGAGGAGACGGTTTTCAATCGTATCTTTTTCGCCCCATCGGAATGGGATGCCCGCCGGGTCAAGCACTGTCTCCACAGCCTGCCTCAAGGTAACATCGGTCGCCCAGAACATCCCGTCAAACGGAATCGTGTCCAGCACCCCAATTGCGTCCTGACAGATAAACTCAAATTCGCCCTCTGTCGGGTTGTGCCATTCCTTCAGATAAAATCGCCCGATATAGTGCTCAGTAGGAGCGTCCACCTCATCATCGAAATATTCATACACATCCACGATGGTATTGTTCACCAGTTCCCGATAAAACTCACCATTACTGAACGGGGAAAAGCGCGGGTCCAGCGTGTGAATCCGGATGGTCGCCTCACTCACCGGCAGCTCTATACTGAGCGGGCTGATTTCCTGCACAACCTCCGCTTCAATCACATCCACATCGCGAAATTCGATGGTCTGATTTCCCAGTGAAAGCTTGATAATCGGATAGGTAATCATGGTCTTTTACGCCGTGAAACAAACGAAGTCGTCAAACCTTTCCAGTACGTCATGCCGTCTTTTTGCCTCATCACCTGATGCCTGGTATTCGCAAAATACCCCTCAATCGTGCGCGTACCAAGGACTGTCGGAAACACAACCGTATGCCATGGTACTGGCTGCGTAAGCTTCCACCACAAGTCCGCGTATACGCTCGTTCCCCTGGTCGAAGGCGCGAATTCAATTTCATAGTTGTCATACACGCCAATCAGCTCGCGATGGAGGATGCCGTCATTGGTACGCTCCGCGTATTTGTCCAACATGTCCGCTTGCGCTGTCAGACTAACAATTGGAATGTTATACTGAGTGCCATCGATTATTATCATGCCGCGCCCGCCTTGGTAACCATGGACCCGCCAATCCGGCGGCTCTCTCTATCCCAGCTTTCATACACCACGCGCCCATCGAGTTTCAAAACGTTATGGATGGTTTGTGGTTGGCTGTTCATTCCCCGCAATTCGTCTTGAATGATTTGTCTCAGTAAACCCTCTGGTGCTTCGATATTGCGCCCGCTCTTTTGGTCGCCCAAAATCGCGGCAAAGGGCGCGTTCGGGGGGATCACCGCGCCAGTAGCTAAGTAAGGAATACGCTTGATATAAATAGGCTTTATGTTGATACCCCAGGTTTCTTCTTTGTTGAACGGGTTGGTGAAACTGAGGGTGTTCAACTTTTCGATGATTCCATTGATACCCAACTCCATTGCGCCAATCAGATTGTTTACAAACTTGATGATGTGATTAATGGCATCCTTGATAGTGTTTTTTATGTCCTCCCATGTATCAGACGCCCACGTAGATATATCATCCCACATCTCGTCAAACTTTTTGCTTATCGGGGTGATAACCTCATCCTCAAACCAGGTGCTGACTGTCTGCCAAACGCCTTTGATATCGTCCCAAACACCCGTCACCTTCAGGCTGATTTCATCCCATTTCTCAGTAAAGAAGTTTTTGATGGGCGTAAGAACTTTTTCATCAAACCATGTTTTGGCTTCCTGCCATTTTTCTTTTACATCATCCCAAATTTTGGTAACTTTGAGTTTGATTTCATCCCATTTCTCGGTAAAGTACGTTTTTATGGGTATGAGAACATTCTCATCAAACCAGGTCTTTGCTTCCTGCCATTTCTCTTTAATTGAGTCCCAAACTTCAGTGACTTTGAGTTTTATCTCATCCCATTTTTCAATCGCGCCTTCTTTTATGCCTGCCCAAAGGTCAATGAAGAATTGCTTCGCTTCCTCCCACTTTTCTTTTACTGAGTCCCATGCCCCAACTATGTCCCTCTTTATGTCGTCCCATATCAGGCCAAGGCCATCTTTGATGCCTTCCCAAATTTCGGTTGCTTTTTCTTTAATCTTTTTACCGGTTTCAGTACTCCACTTATAGACATCGTCATCAGCTTTTTTGTACCAATCACTAATCTTTTTACCGGTTTCAGTACTCCACTTATAGACATCGTCATCAGCTTTTTTGTACCTATCCTTCATACCCTGAATCCAGGGATTCCAAACATAATCAGTAAACCACTGTTTCAACCCCGACCAATCGCCATCCTTGAACGCCTTGATAAGACCATCGACGAACGCGCCCCAACCGCCGGTAAGCTGACCCAGCGTATCCTCAACATCCCTTATAACCCAGTGACCGCTGCCGCCTCCGCCGCCGCCACCAGCATCCGGTGTTTTTTCCTGCTGCAGCACATTCAGCTTGTCAAAGCTCGCGGTCGCGCCTTTTGCGGCTCTCTCCGCCCGCTCCATATTGTCAGCATAATCTCCGGATGAACCTGCCGCTCCGCCAAGCGAATCCGCCACATACACCATATACGTTGACGCACCAGTCAACGCCGCGAAAAACGCCGCCGCCACATTCGCCGCCCGCGTCAGCCAATCCACTACCCGCATGATAATTGGCAGCAGCGCATTGAATATCGGCAAAATTGCGGAATACGCGGCATTTTTGAGGTTTGCAAGCGCAAGGTTCAGCCCGGCAAGCTGATCCTTGAAACCATCCATTTTGGACATTTCTTTGAACGCTTTTACGAGACCCGCTCCAATCGCGGCAACAATCGCAACAACGCTGGCAGCCGCTATAGCTGTGCCCGTTCCAATAGCTTTTACAATCCCGCCTAATTGTGCGGATACTGCCTTCATCCCCTTATTGATACCTTCCGCATCCAGCCGCGTCTTGATTCTTACTTCACCGGCGTAAGTTGTCATTGCTGCCCTCCCTCGCTCAGTAAAGCGAATAGCTCCGCGTTTTCGTTTTCCTCAAAGTTCATGTATTCGTGATACTCAGGCAAATCAAACACCACGCCCATCTTCAACGCTTGCTCGCGTTCCTCTTTGGTCGCATCGCCATTTTTGACGCGGCGGCGAAGATTGACAATAGAATTAAACGCCGTATCCGCGCCCAGGTCCATAAACAGTGCCAAAAACTGCCACCAATGCAACTCTGCGCTCTGTAAATCAATCCCGTGTGTCTGCTGGAATGCAGCGTAAATCAGCGAAGCGTCTTTTTCAAACGAATACAATCTGTGCCGTTCCCCAAATGGGTTTTCAGCATCGTCCTCTTTCCCGCCGTCCAGAAACTTCACCGCCAGCCGCACAGCTTGATTGACATCTTTTGGCATATCATCTTTGTATAACCTGCTCAGTAAAAGCACTGCCTTCTCATCATCCGTGATATCCTGATCTTCAAAGTCCAGAATGCACTGAATGCCGGTACGAAAATCCGTGTTCAGCGGATATTCCACACCGTCAACCTCAACTGCTTCCGGTAATTCGTCAATCAGGATATTCACGTCAGCTCAATGCCTTTTTGCTCGCGGGTTTCTTCAGCCGCTCAGCGATTTTCTCGCTGCTTTTTGCCTCAAACTTGCTCATCACATACGCCAGAAAGGTTGTAAACCCATCAAAGTCAAACCCCTCAGCAAACACCACCGCGCTCGTGCCTTCGCCGAATACCTGGTCAAGCCCCGCCATAAAGAAATCCGCCAGCTCCACCATCAGCTTTACTGAGGCATCCGCCTGCAAAGGAAACCCTTCCGCTCCCTCGCCTTCCAGGGCTTCAATTTCCGCGATTTCTGCCTGGATTTCCTTTTCCTTCCGGCTCGCGTCTTTCGCAAACTCGAACAACCGCGCCCGCAAGTGCACATCCTCGGTGTTGAAACGAATCACCCGCGCGGGGTCATCGTCTAACATAATCTCCGTGCGCTTACTGAGTGTCAGCTTCTCCATGTTCAGACCCTTTCTCAGGCAGCTTTGGTGAATCTCTTTTCAATAGGCTCAAACGTGCCTTTTTCCGGGTCGCCGGCATCGTAAATCGTGTACTTGATTTTCGCGGTATTCGGACCGCCATCGCCGCCAATCGACTCAATGCCGATGGTCACTTTCACCTTTTCAGCCGGCCATTCCAAAACTGGCGATTGCTCAGTACCCGTGTTTATTGAGGCTTTATACGCCCAGACGTTCACCATCTCAGTCTGCAGGCTTTCCAGCACCGCCATATTGATTCGCATAGTGTCGATGTAATCAAACACATTATCACCCGGATATACCACCCCCTCAATCGCCATGGAGCGCTTATAGCCGGTTATTTCCGTGATGGTGTTGTCCAGCGTAATATCGTAGCTTTCCTCAGTAACAGGGTTATAAGCCAACTCGCTCGCGGCAACCTTATGCCCAAGTCTGCTCCACACAGCGGTTGATCCGGTTGTGTGTGTATCGAGATAGTGTTCAATTTTTGATCGTTTCGCTTGTACTCCAGCCATGATCTATCCTCTCATTCTTCGTAAGTCAATTTACACAGGATTTGAAAAACTCCCGTGTTTTCTGCGCGCTCGATGATCGTTGCCGTATCAAGCGCCTCAATAGACAGTGCGGTCTTGCCAGTGTCCAAAGTTGGCAAATCGCCTGCCGCCGTCTGCGTGTCCAGCCAGTCAGCAAATTCCTCATAGAACTCAGCCGCGTCCAGCCCGCTGTCATCCGCCAAGGTTTCAATCGCCCCAAATGCAAAGGGATATTCCACGATCTTTCCGCCGGTTATGTCTTCGGTCACCTGCTTCCCGGGCACCAAAAACACCGTGTAACTCAGCGGGTTAGGGCTCAACATTTCCACCCATACCGGACGGTTGCTTTCTAACTTCTGGTATGTCGCCAAATACGTGCGAATCGCGCTGATGTCACTCATGAAAGCCCCCTGGCTATCAAAGCCTTCGCGCCAAGGATGATACTCTTACCCCATACTCTCCAGGCTCTTTCAAACCAGTATGGTCCACCCAGTGGGTTGATATTCTGTGAAGTCTTTCGATTCACCAGATGATATTGCCGCCATGCATACGGCGCGATCCACGCAACCTCGCCAGTTCCAGGCTCAGTGCCCAAAATGCCGCTCTTTTTCAACATTGATGTCACTTCGGGTACATATCTGTTTGACGTCCGCAGCACTTCACTGTCCACGAATACCTGCGCTTTGTTATGACTCGCGTTCAGTTTCGGCGCGAAGTCCGGGTTCCATATCAATTCCGCGCGGCCGTTTGCCGTATGTTTCACCCAACCCCGCGGCGTCTCAATAAAGCGAATCGAACCCGCCATTACGCGCCTCCAAGTTGAATATGCTGCATGCCGGCGTATCCATAATTCTTCACGTCCACGCTGGTGATCTTTACCGCGTGAGGGTACTTTTTGAGCAAGTCCGCGATCTTGAACGCACTGTCAATTTTGTCCCTCACGATGCCCGGCACCAGATAATCGCCCACCTGGAATGCGTGCTCAGTATCAGGAACGTACACGCTGACCCTGTCTGCCTGAATCGAACCAGACCGGATAACATTCGCGGCTTTGCGTTCCTGCCACATAACGCCGCAAATCACATGGCGCGTATAGGTCATAGCACTGTTCACCATCGCGCCCTCGTACCATGTCATATCGTGCGGCGCGTACATCAGGCAACCCCGATGAACATCAGTCCGGTAAGCGCCAGATATTGTTCAGCAACAGCCTGAATAGCCGCCGCTTCCCGCGCTTTCGCCACATCCGCGCTTGTGTACTTTACTGAGTAATCACCAACGCTCTCGCTTTCAATACCCGCGGGCTGAAGTCCAGCCGCCGCAAATCCGTTCAGCACCTCTGCAATCGCACAGGTCGCCATTTTTATGCGGTCAATAAGGGCGGTGTTTGTGTTCTCAGTAATGACAGCACCCGCGCGGTTCAATGTCAGGCGCTCCACCTCATAAGAGGCACGCTTTGCCAGCGCTTGGAACATGGCGGCAGAGATGGACGTTCCACCGTATGTGTTCAGATAAAATGTGTAGTCCGCGTATCCGTCCATCTCTTACCTCCCATATCAAAATACGATCCAGTTGATCACGTCAGCAGCAGTCAAGACAAAAGTCGATGAGTTATTCTCAATTTTGAGAACCCCGCCGGTAATTGATCCTTTTGCAGCAGTAGTAGCTTCTACCCCTGC